TAACCAAAAATAAGGTATGTTGTGGGAGCAGTCCAAACTACTATTTCTGTAAAACTCTTCAAAGGCCAGTTACACATGGCATCTGCGGAAAATGTCAGCTTGAAAAATGAAGAAGAAATTGTTAAGGACTATCTTCGTGATCGACGATGGCTTCGTTGTAATGGTTGTAGCGTAATAGTCGATTTAGATAATGGTGATATGGTTAACTGTATCGTAATGAAAAATTACAAAATATTTGTCAGATGCGTTAACTGTATGGCTGAAGGTATACAACCATGAAAATACTATTGCTACCTGGACTTGGCGATATACATTGGGTATTGTTGAAGTTACAGTCTTGGCTCAAACGACGCAATATACGCACTAAGCCAATAGTATCACTGTGGGATATCGACAACCGTCCACGTTCGATTGAGTATCTTGACCGTATCCCTTGGCTAATTAAGGGAGAGTATCTTAGAGAGGATTTTAACAAGCATAAGAATATATTTAATAGCTTATACACGACAACTAACTCTAATGATTATGTAGAAAACTTTTTAGGTTACGATATCCTAATTGGCACCAATGGTAATATGCGTAACGGTGTCAGCTTTCGTAGTATATTAGGCGGTGCTGATGTTAATCACGATTACGGACCAGTATTAACACCAGAAGATCTTTTCTTTGGCTTAGAACTTCTTAAGAAGGGACCATACTTTATACTATGTTTTAGCAACTATGGTATGTTCGCTGATGCGTGGTGTAATGTCCTCACAGCTGATAAAATCCGTGCTATGTTGGATTTACTGAAGATAAAGTTTCCAAGTCATAGATTCATATTTACAGGATGCTCTTGGGATGATGCTTTTACCAAACAAGTAGTAGGTAACGACATCAACCTTACAGGACAAACCGCTTTAGGAAACTTCTTAGGAGCCTTAAAATATAGTAGCGGTTACATCGGTTGGTGTGGTGGTAACTCTATTATTGCTCAGCACTTAAAAGTTTCGACTGTAGTATGGTGGTCTAATAGATACTTTCCAAAACATGATCGTGTAGGTTGGGAGCGTCCTGGAGCTAGACACTTCGTTCTTGATGTTGAAGACTTCGTCTATACTACACCAGAGAAAGTTGCACAGTTCTTATGTTAGAATGGCATGGTTCAACTACTACGGGCTATGGCTTCTACCCTGTGAAATCCAGCAGCGTATATGATGAAAACTATTTCGAAAAATACGTTGGCTATGCAGATACCGATTTGGGTCAGAAGCTAAATGCCGCGCGCAATAAGCTAGTCGATAAATATTACAAGAAACAACTGCTCGTAGACATAGGAATAGGTTGTGGACAGTTTGTAGAATCTAGAGGCGATTTTGCTTACGGCTATGATGTTAACCCTGTTGGTATTCGTTGGTTAAAAAATAAATTCCGTTACTACAATCCTTATAGTTATCCTGTGCCCATTATGACTTTTTGGGATAGCTTAGAACATATAGAACATCCTGAAATTCTTTTGTTAAATTGCCAGAATACAGCATTCATCTCTATGCCCATATTCACAGACCAAGCCCATGTGCTTAGATCCAAGCACTACAGGACGGATGAGCATTTCTGGTATTTTACTCTTAGTGGCTTTATTCACTACATGACCAAATGCGGTTTCCAACTACTTGAACACAACACCATGGAAACGGATTTAGGTCGCGAGGATATTCAGACCTTTGTCTTCGAGAGAACGAAATGAAAGTAGTTTGTTTCTATACGCTCGATTCTCCCTACGAGGAAGAAGCTAAGTTATTAGAAGCTTCCTGCGCTAGCTTTAATATACCGATTAGGAAGATGGGCTACCAAGCCAGAGGTTCTTGGGTTAAGAACGCTGGCATCAAGCCTGGCTTCTTGGTTAGAATGTTAGATGAAGAAACTGAGGATCTTCTCTACCTGGACGTAGATGCTCGTGTCAAGCAATATCCTAAGCTGTTCGATAACTTTGATGCTGACCTAGGTGTCCACTATAAAGATGGTAAAGAGCTTCTAAGCGGAACCATCTTTCTCAAGAACAATGAGAGAACTAAGAAACTAGTCAATGTATGGATGCATGCTCAAGCTAATAGCCAAGATGTTTGGGATCAAAAGGTTCTTCAGACCTTGCTACTAGATTACAAAGATATTACAGTAAAGTCAATACCAGCAACATACTGTCAGATCTTCGACTCTATGAAGAAAGCTGGTGAATCTGTTATTGAACATACTCAAGCCAGCCGACGTTACAAGACACAAATGAATGCCTCCAAAGTCTTTACATCCTATACTAAAATTCACGGAGAAGTTGGAGGCATTAAGATACGTAGATCGCAAGACGGAACATTCTTTTTACCTAGACACAATGCTGAAGCAATTAAGTATCTAGACTCGGTCGCAATACGTATTGGGGCTTTGAAGTGGAAACCTAGATTAGTTGCAGAAAACTTCATCGAAGATCTAAAACCATACTTCAAAGATCAGATAACCTACATCGTTGGTAAAGGTCCTAGCTTAGATCATTTGGATGCTAGCTATTTTGCTGAGGGTCCAATTATCGCTCTTAATGAGGCGATCCACAAGGTCGAGCCTCTAGACATCCCTAATCAAAAATTCGGGTTACAGCAAGATGCTAGCTTAACCAATTCGTGTAGACCCAAAACGTCTCCAATCTTTATATCAAACAAAGCAGCAAACTTTTACGCAGATTATCCTCATGCTTATGTTTTTGTTAGTAAAGTCTTGGGGATTAATGTTAATGCTTTAAGTGTTTTAGCAGCTATTAAAATAGCAAACATGCTCGGTAGCAACAAATTCAAGTTAGTGTGTTTCGATGCTTGCGTTAACCACGATACTAGTTATGCAAAATGTATAGGCCATACATCTAAAATGGGTGGAGAACCCAAACGCTTCTTAACACATAAAGCTAGTATCGTAGCAGCTACTAAATCACCGATAGAGTGGATCATCCCAAAACCCCAGTTGATAACATCCGCTTGTAGCACTCAGCCGTAGCTAGGCAATCCTGCAGAGCATTGTGTGCGTGGGAGTTATCTACCTTTAATACGCTGCACAGCCAAGCCAAATTGTTTTTAGAGTATGGAACAACATCGGCGTGCATAGCTGCACGGTCGTTCAGATACAGTGATGCGACTTGCGTATCGCGGTAGCGACCGTCAAACACATCGCTGTATTGATTACCTAACCAACGCTTAATGAAGGAGTAATCGAAGCTCCAGTTGTGTGCCAGTGGCATAACTCTTTTTCTCTCACCAGACGGCGTATACGGAAGCTTGAGCTTATCAGCCCAATCGAACAAAAGATCCTTTGCCTTCTCACGATCATGTCCACGCTTACAGATGCGTATTAGATCTAGCTTGTTAATTGCCATAGCCTTAGGATCAATAGCCTTCGGATTAGTTGGGACTATCTCAATAAGAAACGGCATAACATCGCGACGTGGTTCGATGTTAGAATCTAGAGGTAGAACGCAGAGTTGTAGAATCTCATCCCAAAATGGATCAAGACCGGTGGTTTCAATATCAATAACCGCAAGCTGATGACCATTCCAGTGTTGCATTGCTAGTGCCATATAGACCTTCCTTTAGTAGTTTGTCCACAAACATTCAAGAGCCATGGACCCGGGTTCATCAGTCATTTCGATATGACGATTAAGTTCTAGAACCGGGTCTCCTAACTCCCGCAAATATAACTCACTTTGGTAACCTGAAAGTGCCCAACGGCACTTTGTCTTTTTGAGTATGGTGATAAGTTCGGAGTGGTCTATACTACCAAGTCCAACACCCTTAGAGTCCTCATAGGGCGGATCGAGGTAACAGAAATCCTCTTCATCGTAGCTATCCCAAGGCAGGTGTGTATAGTCTGTTCCTGTGATTTGAACTCTGGAGTCGCGCACGATACATTGTGCTGCTGAGAGTAGTCTGGTATATCGTGTCTTGTGGTATCGACCAACCTGAAAACCTGACAGATAACCTTTTCCTCTAAAAGTGATCTTCGGTTCAAGGACATAAGCTATTGGGTCTCCTATAATCCATTTAGTAACCCAGTTCTCGAAGTTGTAGTCGTGAACCTCATCGGGCAATAACGCTAAGTCGGCTTGCTTCAGCGAAGTAAAGAAGCGCCAGTTATACAGATCATTGATCCAGAAGCCTTTGAAGCAAGACCGCTTATACCACTCAAAGAAGATGTTACCGCGTCCTACGAATGGTTCGATGTAGACGTCACCATCTTCTGGGAAGAATGGAAATAGCTCATCACGTATTTTCGCTTTACCACCTGGGAAGGGAAAGTCAATTTTCACTTAAAGAATCTCCCTTCCTTTATCCAAAGTTTCTCTTTTGCAGTATCTCGTTTTAGTTGAGAGTGAATATCCTTTGTAGCAGGAGTCTCGACAGTCCCACTAACAGAATGAAAAACATCCCACTGGAATACTTTATCCCAAGGGCGTTCATCGTATAGAGGATTCGGGAATCCGCTGATGGCAACAAAGCCATCTACTTCGAAGATCGTATCCAACAACCTCCGATGGTAGGAATGGTCCGTCTTGTGCTTATAGATGCCAGGATCGCAGTCTACATATGGCGGATCTAAATAGAAAACTGCTTGTGCTGCGTCATAGCGTTTCATGCATTCGATACCGTCTAGGTTCTCTACTTGAACCTTACGGAATCTAGAATGTATCTCAGGAAACTCCTTCAACTTACCAATGATCCTACCGTTAACACTGCTGGACGAACCATTACGCCCGCTGCCCCAATTGCGTCCCAACGAACCGAAAGAGTAGACGGTGATGTAATACCATCTCCCGGCTCTCTCCACGGGGTCATCATAATTCTCCCAAGTCTTCTTAGACTCATAGAATTCCTCTTTAGCGTTGACCGTGAGATCGAGCCAGTCGATCAACCTGTTGAATAACACAGGGTCGCGCATACACCTATAGAAGGCAACGACACCAGCATAAGCATCATTAAAGATGTCTAGTTTGGAGGGAGACCTTGCTAACAATACAGCAGCACTACCACCGAACGGTTCACAGTAGATGTCTCGTGTAGGTAGATGCGGTATGATATACTTGATGCTACGTGATTTCCCACCAGCCCAACTGAATGGGGCTTTGATCGGAGAGAAAACTTCCTTCTCAGGATGCTCTCGCTCCAGGTCTTCTAGCAACTCAAACAAATCAACTTCGTCACTCACTTAGCACCCCGTATGACCATTTACCCAACGTTTCTTCAATTTTAAGTTGCTTGAAGTCAGTAACATTGACACCGATAAAACGCTTCTCGTCCAACATCACCCACTGACTCATTTCGTTCTCTAGTGAATATTTTAAGAGAGCCAGTTGTTGGAGATCTAGCGAGTCGAGCGCCTTTCGCAAACTCATACAGTTATCTCTTCGAGATAAGTGTCTTTGAGTATGTATTTCTTTCCTGTTAATTTCTCATCTTTGGACCAACTGATGTTTCCTATATGAAACTGTCCGTCGTTGTGGTAACGTCCTTTAGGATAATGTGGCGGAAGTTCACGACCAAGTTTGATCTTACTCCAAGCTGGCTCACCATGCTGTTCAGCCCACTCTGAGAACTTGATGTGAAAATCGGAGAACCTGATCTTTGCTCCCAGAATCGGGAAACAGTTTTCCTGTAAGAAGGTATCCAAGGCCGTTAGATTCGTGTTCTGTGCAATCTCTTTATCAGAGGTTGCAATCACTGGTATATTCAAACGATCAACCGATGGTGGAATCTCTAAGCGAAGTAATTCAGCAACGAAATCAGGTGCTTCTTTCTCTAGCATCGGAATTAGCTGCTTCTTTATTATCAACTTTAATGGATCAATAGGAGAAACGTGACACATCGTTACGCGTGTATCTCCTGGGAAGACAGGACAAGCTATATGGGTTTGACCGCATTGAACCCAGTGTGTTGAGTTCAAGACGTGGTAAGGTGTCTTACCTTTTCCATGAAGCATAATCTCGCGTGAGTTAACCCAGTCTTTAATCCTATTGTAAGCTACCTTTGATTTGTGAATATCTGTTTCTTCGACTACACATAAGATTGCCCCTTCCAATTCGGCATTGAATCCAGATGCCGATGTCAAAGCTAAGTCTGCACGAACATAACCAGCAGTTAGAAGAAGATTGATCATCTCATGGAAAATCGACTTACCTGTATCTTGCTCAATTGACCAGAAGAAAAGATATGGTGTAGGCTCTAGCGGCTCTTGAAAGACACTCGCCAGCCAACACTTGAGATAGTCTCCTCCATTTAGTATCCCATTAGTCTTAGCCCAGGTATTGCTTTTTATAGCTTCGTCTAATCCAGCACCGGAGTGATTTAGCACCTTGGTCCAGGTAGGATAAAGTAACTCATCCCTGTCTCTCGTAGGTTCAAAACGAAACTGAGCGGCTTTTCTATTCCACTCACGGCCACCAGGATACTCAGACTGGAATGGCTTATTGACAATTCGCCACGGTTTGAATATGCTGGAACCCAAGATTTGTTTGACCTCTATATCCGAGTAGTTCAACGACCCCATCGCTACCTTAGCATGAGCTAGCGGTTCATCGCGCCACTGATTATCGCTTCTAAGCATCCAACCAGAATCTTCACCGGAGTCATTAACGAGGTGCCGTATTAGGTCGTCATAGTTACCTACCTCCGGCTCATCTGGTCTAAGTTGTGAACTAAATAACCTAACCCATTTCCCTTTCTTAGCTAGCCATTCAGACATCTCGTCGCCACGATCATGCGGCTCGTGCGTAATCTCTACTATTAAGCGACCGTCTTTATGCTGCTTTAGCTTGCAGTCTCGTCCGGCTTGTGTTGGCCCAATGCCTAGCTTCACACCGACTAAGAGTGCAGCCTGGGAGGCTTGCTGAGCAGTCCTGAAACAGAATCCGCCGGCTGGATCCTCAAGACCTCCGTGTGCACGAGCAGCCGAACCTAGATCAGCCTCACGGTTGAAATAGCATCGTGTCCAACCAGCGCCGTCTTGCTCCCAAGAAGCATGCTCTTGGACACCTTGTGAGTAACGTCTTACAGACCAAGCACCCTTACGGATCGGATACATGAAGCAGTTCTGTTCATTAAGATTCGAGCCATCGGAATTGGTGTTATAGAATCCGCGCATCTTTAGTGCTTCGAAGGCTCGCTTAAGCCACATCGTATGTGTGACCAGCATCCGATTGTCTTGGTCCCACCACCACAAGGCGTTTTGCTCCTTGAGCCAAGACACTAACTTCTTATGTTCTTCGTCAAGCTCAATATGCGGATGTTGTCCAGAAAGCTCTTCCAACGGTGTTAATGCGTTGATGTCTTGAGGAAGGTTCTTTCGCCTTTTCCTCGTTACAACCTTAATATGTTCGCGCCAGTTAGCGGGAACCTCGCTGTTAGGCATAATGCTTCCCTGCTTAAGCAGTTCGAAGCCATTATTGCCTACGCACTTACGATGCCAAACCCACATGTTTCCGCCGCAGATATCGACCTTAGATGTGAAGTCGAAACCTACAAGTGCTGACAGCTTACCTAGCACAGCACGAGCTAGAGCGGCGTGCTCGTCGTGGTTACTGGTTTCTACACCTTCTAGGAAGACGTAGATGTGTAACCCTTTGCCAGACGACGAGCGTCCTATAGTGACCCAATCAATCTTCTGAGCAGCTTCCTTGACTGCTTCTAGCTGATCGTTAGTCAGCTTCGCCTTATGCTTTTCCGAGTGACCTAGTATAGCATCGAAGTCATAGCCAAGCCATAAGGATAACTTCTTAGTCCAATTCCAGCCGGTCATACCGATTCCCTCGGCATGTTCGGCTAGATCCCAATTCAGTGATCCGTCATCGAATACCGGCTCGGAGTTTGACCGATACGGAATACGAAAGGACTTCCAGGTTGTTAATCCGTCCGTCCATCCATGCCACTTGCGACCCTTGAATTCCCCATCAATACGTTCTCCACCATCTTGACCGACGTTGACTTGACACTCCATTTCGAGACTATAGAGTTTTGCCAGATGTGGTTTGGCTTTAACTTCAAGGAAGTTCTTTATAGCTTCGGTCTTTGTTGGCATCTTTACCTTCCCAGAAGCGAAGTTAGAAACCTTGGGTGTGACGCGCTGCGTAACTTCGCTTCTACTAACTGACTGGGACCTCTAGCCGATAGGCTAGAACCTGCTATAAGACTATACGTTTTTTACCCTATTTTGTTCAGTAATTTTGTAAGTCGTTGTCCTGACAGGTCTTACAGACTTACTATCTCTCTCTTTTAGAGGTGGTGGTGGGGAGAAGGAGTAAGAGAGTGTCCCATAGCGGTAACCTACGGGGGTTCAGACGGTTAAGGTGTAAGTCCTTACAGGACAACGACTTAAGAATTTTATGGACAAACTCGGGTAGAAAACGTATAGTCTTATAGACGAGACCCTCTCGTTCACGGATGAGACCACTATGTACCGAAACATCCGTTCTAACTTCGCTTCAACGAACAGCCAAGCTTCTACGAAGAGGACCACATGGGCGATCTAAAGACACTTGCGTTATCTGAGATTAGGCAAAACCCTGTAGCTCTCCGGACGGTTAATCGCCAGTCCGAAGACTACCTCGGGCTCGTGCAGAGCATCCGTCAGAAGGGCTTCCTCGGAGCTATCACGGTTCGCGCTAAGAAGGACGAGGAGACCGGGCAGACCTACTACGAGATCGTTGACGGTCTGCACCGTTACAACGCTTCGAAGGACGCTGGTATCTCCACGATTAACGTGGACGTTACGAACCTCTCCGACGATGAGGTTCTTGAGGCCCAACTGATGGCCAACATCCACAAGGTCGAGACGCGGCCCGTGGAGTATTCTCAGCAGCTTCGTCGTATCCTCGGGCGTAACGCGCTTATGACCGAGGCTCAACTGGCGAATACGCTGGGCAAGTCGGCGGCCTGGATTCAGCAGCGCCTTGGACTCAACAAGATCTCCAACAAGGAGATTCAGCGTCTCATCAACGACGGGCAGATCCCGCTGTCCAACGCTTTCGCTCTCGCGAAGCTCCCCGAGGAGGAGCAAGTCAACTTCGTTGATCGTGCGATGACCGAGAACGCTGCGGTCTTCGTCGAGACGGTGAACAAGCGTGCGAAGGCTCTCAAGGAGGCTCGTCGTCAGGGTCGTGACACGGCTCCTGAGGAGTTCGAGCCCGCTGCGTTCCTTCGCAAGTCGAAGGAGATGAAAGAGGAGATGGATTCTCCGACTGCCGCTACGGCGGTTTGCCGTAAGCTGAGTGCCACGACCGCCGAGCAGGGCTTCGCTGCGGCGATCAAGTGGGTTCTGCATCTCGACCCGGATTCGGTGACTGCTCAGAAGTCGAAGGATCAGGAGCGGAAGGCCGCTCTGGACGAGACGAAGAAGAAGAACGCCGTCGAGCGCACGGCCAAGAAGGCTCTGGAGCTTAAGGAGAAGGCCACCAAGGCTGCGGAGGAGGCCGAGAAGGCCAAGCTCGCCGTCGTGAATGCCTAATCCCCGGTCCTCCAGACACTTAGACTAGCTCTAAGTGTCTGGAGGAACTTTTATGAGGAAACAAATGGCTAAAACATCCGTGACTATGGACCATGAACACGCATACCTTGAGAATGGTCAACGGACCATAACATCTCTAGACCATAATCACAGCCATATTGTCCCTCCGCTTCCGGCTAAAGTAACTGAAGTGTCGAATGGACACAATCACCAACTTATCGAACGCATGATGCCGAGCATGCAAACACCTAACTCGGTGGCATAAGGATTAGGATCAACATGGCTGACGAATTGATGAAACTGGATGAGCTTCAGGGAACCGGCATCCAGAAGTATGACGACAAGGTATTCGACTCGCTTACTTCCCAAGCGTTTCTCCCCCGTATTCAGCTTATGACTTCCAACAGTGAGAAGTGCAAGTCTGGTGAGTTTCCGATCAATCACTACGCGATAGTGCGGGATCAGACCTACAAGGACTTGGGTGTATCTGTTGATGTGCTCGTCTGCGGATGGCGTCCGAAAGCCATGCTCGTAGGCGATCAGGTCATCAGCCGTTTCGATCACGAGTCTGATGCGTTCAAGGCTCTCCAAGCCAAGAGCGAGGAGAAGGACTCGAAGTGCATGTGGGGTTACGAGTTTCTGGTGTGGGTTCCCAGCCAGCGTGTTTTCGGAGCTTTCTTTATGGGCAGCAAGTCTGCTCGTAGGGAGGCCCCTCACGTCAAGGCTCGTATGAACAAGCCGGCGACGTTAGCTTCTAAGAAGATCGAGACCAGCCAATACACTTGGTATGGTCCGCAGGTGTCGGATTGCTCAACACCGTTCGATATGCCGACAAAGGAAGACTTCCTGAAGGAGATGACGAAGTTCTCCAATCCACCTGAGTCGGAGGTGGAAGTCGCGAAGCCTGGTGAGACCAGCGGGCGCGCTCAGTAGCTTCCTATTGGGAGGGGCCGGAGCAATCCGGCCCCTCCCGGGGCGGTAATGTGAAGCTCATCCCAATAGCTATAACGCAAGGTGACTTGGGTCAGCTTACTGAATTGTGTAAAGAAATTCTTGGATACAGCCCAACAAGAGGCTTGGATCAAGCGCATCTAGATGCGAAAGATCCAGCCTCTTTTTTGGCTGTGTTAGACTTGAGTAACAATCCTCTATACGCACTGCGTCATAGGGGAGCAATCTTTGAGCATATCAGTATCACGTTTGCTGTTTCCCTGCCAAACGATGTTGTCATCTCTTTGTCTAACATAGGACGCTTGAAGATACATTCGAAGCAGGGAAAGCGAGAGTCGGTAGTAATACTTAGTGGCACAATGGCTGAGTGGTATGATGCTATACTAGTCGGTTGTTCTAAGAATACAGATACTGATATACGTATGCTTATGACTCAGGCGCTACATCATTTCGAGAGATTCGGCTTCAGAGAAGTCTTTAATTCTTTCGAGCATGTTGTGCAACCTGATACAACAATTATACTGGTGAACCGTGGCAGTAGAAGTTAGAACAGAAACCAAGAAATTCCTTATTGGGGAATACAAGGTTCCTGTTGTATTAAGCTATAAGGCTTCACGTATATTCGTATCGTTCGGATTCAACAGGAAACTCATTGACGAAGTTAAGCAGATGGAGGGTGCCAAGTGGCATGGCTACGACGATCCTAACCCTCAGAAGATTTGGAGTATTGCCGACTCACCGAGAAACAGTTTCCGTATAGCGCATCTATCTTGCGAGAATCCGTATAAGCGTTATGATGCTAAGCTGATTGAGTTCACTCCTAGTAGAACACTCTATGATCATCAGAAGGTAATGACTAGTCACTGGCTAACTAGACACTATGCAATCTTTGCCGCTGAGATGGGATGCGGAAAGAGTTTGTCGTTCATAGAAGGCTTGGATCATATTGAAGGACTCCGTGATGAGGACATCGTATACGTAGGTCCAAAGAGCGGTGTTATAGCTGTCAAGCGTGAGTTCATTAAATGGCGTTCGAAGTTCAAGCCGCAGTTCTTTACGTATCAAGCGTTCATGTCGGCTGTAGAGAAGTGGGACGAGCCGGTTCCCAGGGTAATATGTTTTGACGAATCATCTAGGATCAAGACACCCACCGCAAAACGCTCACAAGCTGCATTACACATGAGTAATCAGGTGCGTATTGAGCACGGCGAGGATGGCTATATTCTAGAGATGTCAGGAACGCCAGCGCCCAAAGCACCGACAGATTGGTGGCATCAAGCCGAGGTTGCATGTCCTGGCTATATACGAGAAGGTAACCTGGCTAAGTTCAAAGCCAGGTTATGCATTGTTGAAAACCGTCAATCCATTACTGGAGGTGTATACCCGCATCTCGTGTCTTGGCTTGATGATGAGACGAAGTGTGCCAAGTGCGGTAAGTTGAAAATAGACTTCGCGCATGAATCATTCAGTCCTGAGTTTGTGCATGAGTTTGTAGCATCTAAAAACGAAGTAGCTTACCTTCGTGAACGGATGAAAGATTTGGCCTTGGTATTGTTCAAGAAGGATTGTCTTGACTTACCCGAGAAGCAGTATCAGACAATAGTCGTTAAGCCTACTGTCGAGACACTCCGTGCAGCCAAATTGATCCGCAAGGTTCATGCCCGAGCCGTTACCTGTCTGACGTTGTTACGTGAATTGAGCGACGGCTTCCAATATCGCGAGATGCCAACCGGCGAGAAGGAGCCATGTCCCACCTGCCACGGCACTAAGACTTATAAGGGTCTCATGCCACGAGTAGATGTTAATCCTATGGCTCCTCAAGATATTAAGGCTGAGGACTTCATCGAAGCTGACATCGCTTGCACAATCTGTGATCAAAATGGTATGGTTGATAAGCTAGAGCGAGCCACAATTGAGATTGAGACGCCTAAAGATGAGGCGCTCATTGAGCTGCTCGAAGACCATGAGGACCTAGGACGGTTCGTGATATGGGGCGGCTTCACAGCTACGTTAGATCGTCTAGTGTCTATCTGTCACAAATACGGTTGGGCAACACTTCGTATAGATGGACAGGGCTACGTAGCTACAACGGCAATAGACGAGCCTGTAGATTATAACGACTTCCTAGATGCTATGGATGCTACTAATCCAAGGCGACAGGAGTTACTGGACAAATATCCTAAGGTCGTTGTTGTAGGCCAGCCACGAACAGGTGGTATGGCCCTAACATTTACTATGTC